GGACGGCGCACACTCGGTCAAGATCTACAAGGCTACCACAGCCAAGATGAACGACTATGACCGCGCGGGAACCGGCGCAAATGCATCTCGATATGGCAAGATCGAGAGCGTCAGCGCCACCACCGAAGAAATGATGCTGAAGCGCGACCGGTCTTTTACGGTCGTCACAGATGCACTGGACGAGAACGAGACCAAGGGTGTTCTTGGTTCTGCCACCATGCTGGCCCGTCAGATCCGCGAAGTCGTGATTCCGGAAGTTGACACCTACACATACGGTGTGATGTGTGCCGAGGCCGGCCAGCGGTTAAACTGACGGAGGAAAACATCTACACGGAGATGCTGAAGGGTAGCGAGGCTCTGGATAATTCCGAGGTGCCGGAGACCGGTCGCATTCTGATGCTGACACCGGAAACCTACACAATGCTGAAGAAGTGCAAAGATGTCATCATGGAGACCGACATCGGCAATGAGCTGCGCCTTCTGGGCGTTCTTGCTATGTTGGATGGCTGCAAGGTCATCAAGGTCCCCGCAAACCGTGTGCCTGCGGGCTTCGGCTTTATGATCGCGCATCCCTGTGCCACCGTAGCGCCCACTAAGCTGGAAAGCTATATGGTGCACCACAATCCTCCTGGTATTTCTGGATATCTGCTGGAAGGCAGGGTTTGCTATGACGCCTTCGTCCTGGATAACAAGGCATCTGCACTCTATTATCAGGCCATGGCTGCCGATGGACTGACGGTTGCTTCTACTGCCGGCTCTGCATCCGGTAAAACGAAGATCACCGTCACACCGGACAAAGCCGAGAGCAACTCTTACAGGTACAAGGTGGATGTAGCCGTTCCGGCTATCGGTGAGGACTGCTCTAGCTGGAGCAAGTGGGATGGTAGCGCAGACATTGCGGCTGCCAACGGATCCACACTTGTCGTTGCTGAAGTAGACAGCAACGGCATGGCAGTCAAGGCGGGTAGCGTCGCTGTGACCGCAAAGGCGTGACCTGAGCAGTGGGAGGCGCATGGGAATGTCTCATGCGCCTCCTTTTGGCTGCAATGAGTATCCCCCCGGTGGGGCCCGACCTGACGAGGAGGCCTTCGTCTCGACCGAACAGCAGTCCCCAAAGCACACCATTTTCCTGCAACGAAATTCCAAGGTCGGAGTTGAATTATCAATGGCGATCGTGATAGAAGGCTATGTCAATATAGCCGGCAAAAGGAGCAACTGCGAATTTCCGGCTTATCCCGGAGTGCCAGGACGTTTTTATGAAGTTATCATGCCTGATGCGTTCAAAACGTCATTGCTTCAGACGACCTGCATAAAGCTAAAGGTCGATCATACGCGTGTGATCGGCTCGACACACAGCGGAGAGCTACAATTGGCCGATGACAGCCGAGGCCTGTGGGCACACGCTCTGATTTCAGATCCGGCCGTGATTGCGGCGGCCCGCTCCGGCTGCATCCGAGGATGGTCTTTCGCCTTCATAGCAGAACAGTCCGAATGGTATCGGCTTGACCCAAGAGAGAAGCTGTATTACCGAAAAGTAAAGCGCGCCAAATTACTGGAAGTATCGTTGATGATAGAAAAAGATGCGGCCTATTCTGGAACGACCGTCAACGTCAAAAACGTCGAGGAGGAAAAGCCATGGAGCTTCATGAAATTGAAAGAGATATTGAGGCCCTAAAGTCCAGCCCTCTCGTTTTAGTTTGCCGGACACCGCAGGGAAGAGTAAAGGCTATGAGCCTACAGAAGTGCGTAGAGACCGGCAGCAGCTTCCTCTATGTCGCCGTCGATGAGCTGGATGCGCTGCTCGATCAGGCCATAAACGGAACGGCTTGAAACCGCAACTTTTTCACATGCTTTTCGATATCCGTTTTTCCATGATTTCCAGACATTCAAAATGGGATATGCCTTAATACGGCTCAAGCCCCTGCAAATACTGCATTTTCAGACTGCCGCAGCACCTTCTTCTTACCGTAGCTATAGAGACCTACGGTAAAAAGGCTGTTCTATGATCCACTAAATTCGCAACTTTTCCATCTAACCAGACGGGTGCAAAGAAGGCATCATTTCGATTATTTTTGATGCTATAAAATCCTCAAGGACTGACCAAGCCCAAAACACCCGGACAGTAAATCGCGAGGAATCACTGCCTAAAACTGCGTCCCTATGATGGGGACAGTAGAAAGCGCCCGAATCACTACCATTTTTTGCTTTGGACTCGTGACAGGTTTTGGTAGTCAATTAAGCGTACACGCTCGAACGTTACGCCTCAAAAGTCAATAATGTTTTGACATGCATTTTGACTTGCACGCCGTTAGAAAAGTGGCCTCAAACGGCTGCTTTTCTGATTTACTCACACCTGCAAAAGCAAAAGAAAAACCCTCAAAGCCTTGCAGCTCTAAGGGTTCTCCTGGTGCCTCGTCGGGGATTCGAACCCCGGACACCCTGCTTAAAAGGCAGGTGCTCTGCCGACTGAGCTAACGAAGCG